GCCGTTCAAACCAGCAGGGGCAGAAGCAGCAGCACCTTTGATGCCTGCGATAAGCAATGATTCATCGAACAACTTGCCTAGTTCTTTACCGTGATCCATGCCCAATTCTTTACGAGCGTTGAAGTCGATTTGGAACTCATTCAGCATTGAGCGGTTGTCACGAGCCATTACAACTGTGTCGATTGTCAATGAAGTTGAACCGAATGCAGTCGCAGTCGCAGCAGGACGTACACCAGCAGTCAGAGTAGTCAAGGAAGTCTTGCCTACACGACGGTTAAGAATGGTGTCTGTACCCTTTACGGATTTGACATTAGAGAAGTTGCGCATCATGGATTTCTTAGCGAACTGTGAGTCCACGAATCCACCATACTGTTCGATCATATCGGCAATTGCCTGATCGGATAGGTGAGTTGAGTCGGTTGGAATATTTACACCTGACATGAGGTATCTCCTTTAAGTGGCTTTACAAGCCTTGTTTGCGCCCGATCATTCGGGCTGCTTGGATGGTCGCGATCTCTTTATTAGACGCACCTTTACGATGTGCCTTATCAAGAGCGGCGACATACTCTGCACGGGACATGGCTGTGCGGGCCGGGGGAGATGTTGAGGTAGCCTCAACACGGGGTGTATTCGTAGCTATGCTAGAGTTAGCTGGTGCGTTATTATACGCAGCCATGATCTCTGACACAGCAAATCGTGCGGATGCTCCACCTTTATCAATCATCGGGCGGTACTCAGCGAGTTCCGATTCCGGCATTGACTTAGATGCCCACGTAGCGACTGAATCCCAGTTGTCCTTACCGCCTGCGGTTTTATGGATTTCTTGGATTACGACTTCGTTCTTCGCGGCGTTCTCTGCGATGAAGCTCTTTGTTCCTGATAGGATGATTGCAGCAGCATTCTTACCGACCTTATCGGCTAGTGCTGCTTGGTCAATCATACTTACGTCACCTGCTTGGATGGCATCATACATCAGCGCCTTAGCTTCTTCTGTAGATACTCCTGAGTCCTGTAACATACCAAGTACGCTGTTGCCTACTTCTGAACCTGAGTCGCCCCAGACAGCTGTATCTAGTACAGTGTCTGTCTCCTCAACAGGTGCCTCTTCAGTGGCCTCTACTGGTGCCTCTGCAACCGCTTCTTCAACGGGTGCTTCAACTGGCGCTTCTTCGACGGGGGGTTCAGACTCTACTTCAACAAGAGGCACATTGCCTGCTGTATCCATAGAAGTATCTGGTGGGTTGATGTCGAGGTTAATTGGTTCTTCTGACAAAGTGTTCTCTCCTTACTCTGGTTGTTGTGCGTCTACTGCTGCTTTACCAGCATGTTCTGCGACGTTAGCTTCACCTTGCATACTCTGCTCACGACCTGCTTGGGCCATAGCTGCTTCTTGGTTAGCCTGCATCTCTTCCGGTGTATTAAGGAAGGCGTTGAGGTCAACTGAGCGGTTGGTGAATACAAACTTAGCGAAACGTAGTGGGTTCATTGCCCCCCGTAGGTCTTCTGGAACAGCCTCCATCATCTGAAGGTCTCCAATAGCCAAACGTAGGTTGTCGATCTGACCTTCACGAGACAGTGATTCGAGACCTGTAGTGACGAGCACCTCAAACGTGGCGCTGTCTTTACCGATCTCTGCTTCAAAGTCTACCTTACTGATAGCGTACTCAGCTTCGCGCTGTTGCCAGCTTTGTGCAAGTTGTGAGTACAGACCACCAAAGGCGCTTTCGAGTTCGTTAGCAATCATTCTGATCTCAGCGGCTGTAACGCGCTCGGCGTCACGGACACTAGACAATAGGAATGCTTGACTTAACTCGCCTTCCCATTTACTGATGAGTTCATTGATCGTAGCTAAGTCACCACGAGCACGCATCTCAGGGACACTGATGTCGTCTGCGTTACCGGGCCAGTATGTACCACGAGGGGCAGCATTAAGAGCGGCTAGGTCCATAGACAGCGGGCTGCCGGGACGAACGAAGAACTTGATATCAGCAGTGATTGCTGTGAGGTCTAGTAGGGCTTCAGTACAAACGTCGATGTTGTGGAACGTCGAGGCATAATCCTCTACAAGCCCACGACCATAGTGTTCGCCGGGATGTAGTGACCAGTCTAGGACCAGAAGGTCATAGTCTGTTTCATTCTGATAGCTCTCTGTATCCAACGGTACACCGTCAGCTTCTTGTGTGATCTTCCAACGCTTGTCCTTCTTCTCGTAAAGCGTGAACAACTCCATGTCGTCCTCGTCCTTCACGTTCGGATGAACTTCTCGGATACTGTCTTTAGTGGCTTCATCGAAGGTGCTGAAACGCTTCTTCTCTGATAGGACCACTTCCCGTTCTACACCAAGGATGTCACGACGGACACCGTATCGGCTGACTGGGTAAATTACTCGTTTGCCATCTGGCATACGACGTAGAAGGACGTTACCTGTAACGATGAGGTGCTTGGCTGCGGTGATCGCGGTTGGGCGATACTCAGTTAGCTTCAACTTACGGATAGCGACTTCTTCTAGGCGGGACGTACTATCACGTACTGCTTCCTGCATCTGACCGGACTTCTCTTCACCTAGCTCTTGCTCAAGCTCTAGTTTAGCCTCTGGTGTGAGTGCTACTGTAAAGAATGGGCGGCTGATAGGGAATAGAACTTCCACGATGCGGTTAGCGAGATGGTTGACGAGACGTGCGCCTGTAGGCACGTTGCCCTTAGACTGCTCTTGACCTTCCATGCCCTCTGGTGGCATGATAGCTGGTACAGTCCAACGAGCATATGCTTCTGAGCGGTCAATGAGATCCCCTTTGTCGGTGTCCATTGTTGCCCATATGTTGCTTATGCGATGAGGAGCTTGCATTAGAGACCTCCGATGTTAGAACCACCACCTAGTAGACCACCTACTTTAGTGCCTGCTGATGTAGAATCCCCGGACTTCTTCTTCTTCTTAGCTGCTGCTATGGCGGCATCTGTAGATTCAGCACCTAACTTTACCTCAGCAAACTCCTTGGATTTATCTTGTGCAGATAGCTTGTCACGTTCACTAGCTTTAGTCGCTGCCGCCTGTGCAGCAGCTAGGTCTTTCTTCTGCTGCGCTTGTTGTCTCTTCTGTTCAGCCTCGGCTCGCTTAGCTGCCTTGTTTGCAGCTGCGTTAGCAGCGATGCCTGATGCGACGCTAGCTGCTGCGATGATAGTTGTGAATGCTGCCATGTTATACTCTCTTTGAATATGATGTTTCGACCTTGCTGTATCCCATACGCTTATAAAGCGGTTCTAGGTTAGCTATGCCTTCGATGTCTGCTACGGTTATGTAGTCAGCTTCTTTACTCTCTGCCCAGTCTTCAAAGGCTCGGAGTAGCTTTAAGGCACCACGGCCTCTGTAATGCTCGTCTACGAACCAAGCCACCTCTGTGGCGGCTACGTCATAGGATGTCCACATCTCAGCTACAACACCTACGATAACACCAACGATACTATCATCTATCTCCATGACATATACAACTGCGTTGTCGTCATAGATACAGAATCTAACCATAGCCTCTACTTTATCTAGGTCACAGTTATGTGTAGCTGGTGCCTCATCTCCGAATTGCTTGGAGATTATAAGTATAGATGCCAGATCAGCAGCGGTTGCTTCACGGATCATAATGGCCCTCCGGTATAGGTTTCGATAGCAGTGCGGATATCATCCTTGCATTTCTCGTAACCCATATCAAATGGACCGTCTGTTTTTTGTAGTACACGTTGCTTGAGCAATGCTCTAAGCCCTTCACGTACTGCCTCTGATAGGTGTGCTGTTGAAGTAGTAATCATATCTCTCTCCTATGATCTCCTAACTAGCAACTCTCAGTACATCATTGATGAGGTCTGGTCCTAGTAGTTCCTGCAACTCTTTTGGGATTGCAGTATTACTTAGGTGGAATTGTATAGCTAGGAGGAGTTGTCCGTCTTGATCTAAATGTTCATACATTTGACCCCTCCTCAAGTTAATTTCTCTTGAGAGAGGGGACTAGCGCATTAACCAAAGAAATAAGGGCTATCAAGAACACCATTGATGTCCAAGTCGCCTGTCTCTGGCAGGTCTGGCAGGGTGATACCACAACGCTCTTCGTGTACCCGCTTGAAGTCTGCGAGGATGTCTTGCTCTGAGTGTAGAGCAACAAAGGTGGTGCGGATAGCTGTCTGGAGTACCTCTGCATCACAAGCATGTGTGCCGAAGTCGTCGTGGATCATAGCGAAGTCAGTGATACCCGCCTCTGCTGCTTCATTGATGGTCATCATCATGTGGCAAGCGTCTACGTGGTGTACGAGGTTAGGGGATGAACCCTGACGCTGCTTACGTGAGTCGATAGCATCTGTGAAGGTAGCGAGGCGAAGACGAAGACGACCACCGATCTGTGTTTCGATCTGCTTGGTATCGTACTTCATACGACGTTGGATAACAGGGAAACCTAATGGGCTTGTGTATCGGATGTCATTACCTGACTTAGAGATGATGGATGAACAGTCTTGAATCCAATCCATAGCTGCACGGGCTGCGATAACTACTTCACCGATGCTCTCCCAGAGGATAGGGGACAAGGCGATGCTCTGACGGAACGCTGTGTTAGCTGGGAAGCTACGCTCTGCCTTCTCGTTGAGCCACTTGTAGACACTACCTGTGCATGAGTTCTGTGTAGAACCGTAAGGCAGGGTCATCACTGGTGACTTAGACAGGCTGCGTGGCATAGCGGCACCGCACATCCATACCCAGTTCTGTGCTGCTGGATCGTCACTAGCTGTGAGCTTACTGTAGCACACGTCTGCAACTGATTGATAGATATCGGCTGGCTTGGGTGAGGGGATTAGATTAACTGCTGCACCACCCACTGAGTCACGTAACATAGCAGAGAAGTGCTGTAGGCCGTTACAGGAACCGTCAAGGCCCACTGGGAGGTGTGATACGAAGTCACGGTGGTCATCCATACCCAGCATGTCGTAGAACTCAAAGCACCAAGCCAAGAACTGCCAAGGCTTGTCTGCTTCAGTCCATACAGCGCGGTTGCTGATAGGGTCAGAGGCAACAGCAATCCACTTAGCTGCGTTGTCTTCTACCCATGTCACACGCTCGTCATAGGACACCTTGTCGTAGCCGTACTTGTTGGCTGCGTTAATCATGAACCATTTGTAACCTGTAGAGCCTAGAGCCTTACCATTAGCGAACTCAATGAGTCCCTTGGATTGGTCTGTACCCTGTGGGTTAAGTCCAGAAGCTGTGGCGTAAACCCGGCCCCGAAAATCACACTGATAAACGTAAAAGAACATATCATGAACGCGCATCTCTGTTGTGAGGCGCATAGTGCGTAGTAGAGCTAGGTTCTTAGCACGACGTTCGCGCTCTGCTGTGTGGATTTCACGGGTCTCTGACTTCCAGTCGTTGAATGCTTCTAGGAGGGGAGAGCCTTCTGGCAACTCAGCCTTATCAACGCCAGCAGGTAGTGGACAGTCAGGGAACTCAAGTGGCTCAGAGCGCGGCATACCACACTCTAGGTTCTTGGCCCATACTTCCTTCATGATGTCATGTACGCGGGTGTTGACGCGCCATGCTGTCTTCTGCATGGAGTTGATAGCAGAGAACACACCCGGCATGTCAGCAGCTTCGTAAACCGCTGCACGGTTTCCTTCAGCGTAGTTAGCTTTGATGAGCGGTGTACGCTGACGCAGGCGTGGGCTGTAGAAGCCGCCATCTGTGTATGATACCCAATCCGCTGGTGGGATAAGGCAGGGCATACGATCCGGGGACATGATCTCTACAGCTTCGTTGTGACGTGCAATCCACTCGATACAATTTTGTGTCGGGACAACACGTACTGAGATGCGTCCGCGCTTGTCTTTAGTGTCTTCGCGCTCTACGAGGTCACATACTTCCATGAGCAGGCTAACGATAAGAGCGCCTACCTCGAAGTGTTGATCCTCTGTCCAGTCAGACCACTCTTGGCCCTGATCTGCACCCTTAGCACGAAGTACACGACGGCGGTGGTCGTAGCTCGTTACATTCTTACGCTGGAAGTCACGGATGAGGCTGTCGTAGTATTCTTTGAACTCCGTCTCGAAGTGCATGAAC